GCGGTTGTTGATGAGAATGTTGAACCTGTGTAACCGTCCATAGATGAATCACCACAAGTAATACAAACCGGAGCTTGTAAATCAACTTCTAAGAAAATGAATCCATTAGCGTCACAAACATTGTAGTAAGAACCACCTGAGTTATTACCAGTTGGCCAAGTAGTGTTTACCTGATTACCGTATTGAACAATACCTTTACCATATCTTTGAGTTACAACTCTGAATAAGTAAGGGTTAGTTGTGTTTGCTGAAGTATAAACGTTACCAGCTACACCTAAGATGTTCAAACCTGATAAGAATTCTTCAGTATCCATTGTATTACCATTAGGACCAATCAATTGACCAGCACCAGCGTTAGAGAAACCACTCATAACAATAATTACTTTTCTGTAATTATCTGTACCGTATGCTGCAGGTAATAAATAACCAGCGTTAGACCAAGCGTAAGTTACAGTTGAAGCAGTTACTGCTGTCCACTGACCTTTTGAATAGTCAAACAAACCAGGAGGATTTAATCCAGCTTCGTTACCTTCGTAGAATAAGTCATATAAATCCTTATTGTAAATAGGGTTGAAGTCACCTGTTCCTGAATTGTAACCAGCATCTGGATTACCAGGATAGTTTCCAGGAGAACCAATAGGAGCGTAGTGTGTACCACTATTTCCAAATAGACCATCTGTTGATGTACCACCAGAATAACCTTGAATTTTAGGTACGAAGTAGAACAATTTACCGATTGGTAAGTTCATTGCTTGTACAGACACGATGTCGTTAGCTAATAATTTAGAGAATACTCTTCTCACGATTGGGAAAACAACCGTTTCAAAAGAACCTGAATCAGAAGTTGAAGAAGCTTCGTTAATTAAGTGTGAAGCTTGGTTTTCATACAACTGAGCCACGTTTTCTTTCATGTGACCTTTTAGACCTTCTAAAAAGCCAAGTTTATCCCATTTGTTGATTGTGTCTTCTTTGATAACTTTAAGGTGTTTCAAACCAATGTTACCAACAAGACCGCTTTCTAATAATGCACCCATTTTAGTATTTTTTTTTGTTTTTAAGTTTTATTTATTTTTATTTTTGTATTTTTTGCATAATATCCTTCATTCTTAAGAATTGTGGATTTTCATACGTTTTTGACTCAATTAAGTTTTGTGAAGAACCTGATGCTGGAGATTTTCCAATTTTTTCAATAGATTCTGTTACAACACTTTGAGTACTGTTTGTTGTGTTTAATTCTCCTTTAATTGATGAATATAAAGTTTTAGACTCTTTTAATGATTCAACATCATCAAATCTTCTTAAGATATTAATTTTTTCTTGTTTAGTTGTAGTATGTTCAGTAAACAATCTTGTAGCGTAAGCCAAGTTTGAATTAAATACTGCAACTTCATTTAATTTATCTCTGAAGATATTAAGAGCTTTTCTATACTCTTCATTTTTTTCTCTTAATCTTTCAACCTCCTCAGCAAGAGCTTGATTTGGAATTACTTTCATTTTAGGTAAACCTTTTCTTTCAGCGTAATTTCTAGTTCCATTACCTAATGTTCTAGCAGCTTCTTTAGCTTCCTCTTTTTCGTAATCTTTGTAATGACCATCTTTTTCACCAGCTTTCTTTTCAACACCATCAACATCCTTACGTCTGTATTCGTGTTTTTTAGAACCATACTTATCTTTCATTTCAGCTTCAGTGTATTCAAACTTTTTAGGTTTCAAATTCATACCAACTCCTTTAGCCATACCTTTTGGTTCAATAGCCGATTCTTTGGTTTCCATTTTTCTACCTTCTTTATATTCAAATTTAGCACTTCCGGTTTTAACACCTTTACCTACTACAGGTTTACTCATCATTGACCCTTCTTTAGTTTCCATTTTTTTAACTTTGTTAGTTAAAGAGGATTTAGTTAATTTACCCATAACTGGTTTAATTGTCATTTTACCTTCAAACATGCTTTCATCACCACTATAATCATTCATGCTTTTATCATCACTATCATCATCCATGTAATCATCCATTTCTATTTCATACACTACTTCATCCTCATCAACAACACCATCCTCATTATCATCACCATAATCATCCGGTTGTTCGTAAATGTTCATCTCTTCACCGAAAATATCAGCCATCATAGAATCTAAATCCTCGTCTGATAATTCTTCTTCTCCATCCATTTCTTGCATAGGTTCGTTTTCCATGTAACTTTCAGTTTGAATAATGTATTCAACATCTTCGTCTTCATCACTCAAAGTAATTTGGTCGCCATCTTGTTTAACAATGATACCATCTTCATCACTCATAGATTTAAAAACCTTTAAGATTTCATCATCAGATGCGTTTGTAAGGTCAATTGGTAGTGTATCATCAGAATCCATATCAAAGTCCATCTCAAGTTCATCTTCCGATTCATCATCGTCAGAATCCATATCAAAGTCCATTTCAATATCATCCATGTTTTCATCATCAGAATCCATATTCATATCCATGTCTAAATCATCTTCCGATTCATCATCCATTTCAACTCCCATTGATTCATCTTCAGCCTCGTTTTTCAAAGACTCTTTTACTAATTCTGAGATTTCTTCCTTCATTGTAGAAGCAAGTATTCCTTTTGCATTTTCGGCAACTACTTGTTCCAAATTTCTCATTTGTAGTAGTGCTTCCTCAACTAACGACTTTTTTTCTGTCATATTATTATAGAATAATTTAACATATAAATATATCCATATGCCAAAAAATTCTGTTTGGG